CGCGAAGCCGCCAGGAGTGGTGGCAACTGCGGGAACAATGGTGGTCAGGTCAATTTCCTTGATGCTTACGCCAGGGCTTACTCTAAATGCCATTTGTGTGTCTCCTTGGTGAAGAAGTCAGTGTGTTTGTCATGCTGTCAGTATGTATTATTTCGTAACGGTCACCAAGTGCATCAGAAATTCCACCCCATATCTAGGTCTTCTGCCCCTTTGCCTACTCGCCAAGTGGTGCCACTGTTGTCCCGCATTTCTGTTTGTACATCTCCCAAGCCGTCGTCCACGAATCCGAAGGGGGTCATTTCCTCCTCCAGTACCTTCATTTGGTCTTCGTACAGGTCTTTGCGGATGTCGCTGCCAGTGATTGATTTGAAATATGTCTGTGTGGTGAGCCACCCAAACAACACTAGGGTCATGGCAAGATCGTCGTTGTGGTTGTCTTCCGCTTCAAAGGAGTCGCCCTTGGCTACAAAGGTACACAACTCGTCCACTGTGTTGAAGTCTTCCACAATGAGTTTGGTGTCCTCCACAAGACTCTTCAAAATGGAACACCCGATACGCTTCACTGCGGTAGAAGTCTTTACGCCCTTTACTGCTCCCCCTCGGTTGCCGAAGCCGCCGTTCACCACCTGACCCTTGCGACCCATTTGGGACACGTAGATCACATTGTCGTATTCCAATTCGTCGTGCAGAATATCGGCTACCTGTCCGCCAATATCGTTTACTTCCACCAGTACGTACGCGTTGTTGTACTGGCGCAGCACGGGATATATGGCATTGGGATACAACATGGGCGGTATCTGGTTGTTCCTGAAGGTGGCTACCACCCGATACGGAATTTGGGTCACGTCCACCACACTGAACGCGTGGTAGTCCAGTCCCTGTCCCCGAGCAGTGTCCACAACTGCCACGTAGTTGTGTCCCACCACAGGCTTTTGATACACCCGCAGCCCCTCACCGTTCCAGTACTCTGGAGTGCGGTACACCATGCACTTCAGTTTCTCGGGGTGGATCAGCGTGTTCATCGACCCCAAGAATTCGCACTCAAACTCCGTGCGGAACTGCTCTTCGGACGTGTTTGATATGGTTTGCTTGCGCCACGCGTCATCACGACCAGGCACATCACTCCAGTGAACCTCTATGGGTACGTACTCGTTTTTGCCTTCTTCGCCAGGTTTCTTGTTGGCGTTAACCCAAAAGCGGTAGAACATATTCAAGCCCTTGGGCGTTGAGATAATGGTCACCTTTGTGCTTTTACCACTGGTGATGGTGGGGTATACAGACGAGAAGAACTCTTCCGCAACATTCTGTGGCACATACGCAAACTCGTCCAAGAAGATGTAGTTGAACGATCCACCACGCACAGCCGATGACGAAGTAGCCGAAGCAAGGATCTTGGATCCGTTTTCCAGTACGATGGATCCCTTGTTCCACTCCACCACACCCTGCTGCAACCACATGGGTAGGTACTCGTAGGCTAGTTTCAGGCGACCCAACAGTTCTCTTGCAGTGTTTAGTTTGTTTGCAAGAATGGCAACGCTCATGCTCTGGTTGAACAGCACATAGTGGAGCAGATACGAAATGATTGTGGTGGATTTGCCCGTCTGACGGGGCAGTTTACCGATCACGAAACGGTTTTCGTGAATGGTGCGAATCATGTCCTCTTGGAAATCGTAAGGCTCGAAAGGCACCAAGCCCTTGTCAAGGGACACAATCTTCACGTAGTTGCGAATGAAGTACAGAGGATCTTGAGAGCACTTCACGTACTCCTCGATCTGCTCGGGCGAAAAGTTGATCTTTACGCCCGCTGCCTTCAGATTGGAGTTGCCTAGGTACTTGTTGCTTTTACTGCTCATTGCTGTTGTCTTCCACTATGGCTTCCAGTACATCAGGTCTATTATCAAATGCCTTTGTGGTGGAACGAGCAGCGTTGATGATGTCTTGCAGATCCTTTGTGGACCCAAGGTAAATGGATTGGGTGGTGTTGTTCACGTTGTTCACAGTGGTTTCACTCTTTCGGATGGCTTTCACCTTCGTGTGCATTTCCAATAGATCCTTGTTTGTATCGGAAAGGGTTTTGATGAGTTGGGCTACCACCTCGTATGCTCGTGGGGAGTCTCCCTCTTGGGCTACGTTTATGATGCCGTCCAGTGCAACCTTTCCCGACTCCACCAGTTCTTTGAGATTCTTGCGCACAGAATCGTAGTCCAGTCGCAGGTCTGCGTCAATCCGCTCCTGCGAAAGCACTATTCCTTCTGTGGGAACGGCTACAGTAAGTGGTTTACTTTCCACAGAAGCCTCCGATGGGGGCACTCCCAATGCTTTGTCTATGCCTTCAAACATACCTACCTCCAATCAAATATCCCAGTCCACAGTCACTCCACCAGATCCCATACCTGCATCATAGGTAGACCCGCCTTGAGCAAGGTTTTCGTACACCTTGTAGTACGGCTGATAGGTGGTGATGCCCGCACTTGGACCAGAGATTCCCAAAGACACCTTGCCGTAGGTTGCGTAGTCTGTGGTGTTTCCTGCGGTGAACGTGACTCCACCAACAGAAGTGTTGTCCCATATGTCCTTGTTCCACAGATGGGAGTCCATGACACGAATTTCTTTGTAGGTCTTCTTGGGTCCAAACAGATACGTCTTCATGCTGAAATTCAGCGTGAACACAATGTTTCTTCGGGTTTGGAAGTCTCCTTCGTAGTCTTCTTCGGAAGAGAAGCCCACCAACGACACAGGAATGTCCATCTTCTTGTGTAGATCATCAAAGTTCACTGTCATAACAAACTCGGGGGCGAAGTACGGCAGGATCTGCTCCACGATCTGCAACCCGTCTTCCATGTTGCGCACGTACACATACAGAGAAAAGTCAATGTTGTACGGTACTTCTGCGTAACTGTACTGCGTGTTTGTGGATCCTGTGGATCCTACTGGCGGACGGTACAGCACCTTGGATACACTGTTTCGCTTTCGCAGTGCGTCGTATGCGTAACCTGTGATCTCGAAAGCCATGCGCGGCAAAACAATTTGGTTGGGGTTTTGCAGGTTGGGATCGCCTGCCAACCGCACCTTGTACTTTTCTTTGGGAGCGTACGACAGAGGAACCAGTAGCCGCTTTGTGCCACTGCTTTCCACCTTGTCAATGTAGATTTCATTGAACAGCGAGCCAAATGCCACGACCATTCTTCGGATGGAGCCGTTGTAGAACTTTGTGAACATCAGTATCCTGCCTCGTATCCATCAGCAATAAGCGCATTCCACTTTTCGCTGTTTGGGACTGCCATCTTTCGCGTGCCGTTCTTTTTGAGATATTTGATGCCACGCTTGGCATCTCGTATCTTTTGAACATGAGCGGGATTGTTCATGGCGTTGTTGTCTCTCATTTTCTGCTTTGTTTCATCTGTGTGGCACTTACCATGCATACCGATTTTTTTCTCTCTCTGCAATCTCTTGGTATTCTCGGAAATTCTTTTCCTGTATTCTTCTGTTCGTGGATTCTGTTTGTAATGTTCTTTCATGGCAACAGAAGTAGATTCGCTTATCTTTTTCTTCTGTTCTTCTGATATAGTCTTTCCTATGTTCCATTTACCGAAATCAGGGTTGCTCCTGTTCTTCTCTGATATCTTTTGTCCTACCGAAAGTCTGCTTTCCTTGGTGTGCCACCACAGATTGTTTGTTGTGGAGAAGTTGAGGTTGTAAAACTTCTTCTTGTTCTTTTTTGCTGCCATTTCCAACCAACGATTTTCTATAATCAACAATTCTTCTCTGGTTTCAGTCTTCTCTAGTATTCTTCGTGTGAAATCTGATGGTCTTCTTCTGTATGCTTTTCTCATTCTATTGGAAGAGCAGACGTATCCATCACATTCTGTTCCCCAATGTGACCCAATGTAATACATTTTTCGTTTGCGGTCTTTCCAAATGTAGACAAATCCGTATTTTTGTGATTTCATAAACACACTCCCTATCAGAATATGTATACAACCGGGCGTTTTAGTACAGCCCCTCACTGAAAGGATCCCGGTCAGTGAAATCAAAGATGTCGTCCTGTGTTTGCTCCAACTGGATCTGCTCGTTGTCTTGTTCGTCTTGGTGAGCAGCACGAGTTGTGCTTTCAGACACACTGGACACCGTGCGAACTGTGCTGCTGGTGAGTCCAGTTATAGTCTCTCCTGCCAAGAACTCGCCCTCCTGCATATTCACCAACAGGGTATTGGTAGCCGCAGTCCAACTCACAACCCGACCGTATGCACGCTTCGCAGTGGAAGTACCCGCGTACACTTCTTCGCCTTCAATAAAGTTTCCACTGCCCGCAGCAACAACCACCGTTTTCAGGTACGAAGAGTGGACGTTCATTGCTGCGTCTAGTTCGCTTTCGCCAGTGTCGATCACCTCGTTGGAAGACTTGAACGCTTCGCAACTCAGTTTAAAGCAGTACCGATCCCCTGCCTGGTAGAAGGGGTTGTCGTGTTTCACGAATTTGATTTCAAACATTCCGTAGGGGTAGTCGAAGTACACAATATCGCCTTCTCGTGGGCGACC